AGGGCCAGAGGCAGTTGATTTTGTACCTGTAAACACTGTAGCAAAGGCATCGGAACCTGCTAATCCACCACCAGAACCTGTAACAACTTGAAGTGTTGTTGTATTTATCGTAGCAGAAGTATTTTGTGTCCAACCACTAGGAGCAGATCCTTGAAAAAATAAAGCAGTAGAACCTGAGGGTATGCTTGATACTCCTGTTAAAGCAGAGCCATCTCCAGAATATGCAGTAGCATTAATTGTACCGTTTGCAGCAGTCATTACTGTACTGTCAACAGTCAAAGAATTTAGAATACTTAAATCACCTAATGAGTTTGCAAACAAATCAATCATATCATTGCTAGCATTATTATAGGCAATGGTGTGAGATCCTTGTGTAATAACTAACGCATTAGCTGTATGGCCTGTGGCACAAACACTTAAAGTTTGAGATCCTGTAGTGTTATTAAAAAAAATATAGTTTGATTCTACCGCAGGAATAAAAACTTTTATGTCACCTGTTAAGGCTCCTGTGAACTCTATAACTTTATTAGACGCTTCTGCGGTGGGACTTGCATCGGCTGTTGTAAGTGTAACATCAGCAGAACCTGCTACGGACTTTGATAAATATCCTGCTGTAAAGGCATCAACCACTTCAAGATTATTATTTGTGTTTGTTCCCCAAGTTCCTGAGTTAGCTCCTGTTTGTTGAAGTTCTAATTTATATCTATCTGAATAAGTGCTTGTCATTTTTAATCCTTTGTCGCTATTATACTATCTGCAAATTTTAAATTCATCGCAGGAACACTCGCAGCCACGGTAGAAGAAAGACTACCACTTAGAGATATACCTGACAAGGTGTGACTGTGAGAGCCACCACCACCTGCACCACCTGTGCTTGATCCACTTGAACCTGTTGCTATTGGAGAACCACGACCTCTTGAGGGTTGTGGACCACCTGCACTAGTTCTAGGATGACTATGAGAGGGTATTTGAGGGGTACTCAAAGTTGTTGCTCCTGCAGTTAAACTACTAGTATCTACTGTTAAACTACCTGTGCTAATTGGAACACTCGCCTTTGAAGCTGACTTTGATCCTGTAAACACTGTGCTAAAAGTATCAGAACCACCTGTGCCACCACCTGTGCCATTAACTACTTGTAAACAACATTCTGTTAAAGTAGCAGAGGTATCTGTCGTAAAACCTGTCGGAGCTGAAGTTTGTACAAAAGTTGCTTTGGTTCCTGCGGGAAACTCTTGCACTCCAGTCAAACCTCCACCATCTCCTTTTAAGGTTGTTGCTGAAACTGTGCCATTTGCAAAAAGATTAATGTTATTTCCAATCGCAATCTTACCTTTAGCTGAAACGTTACCGAAAGAATTAGCAAATAAATCTACCATTCTATTACCCTTACAATACATAATCGTATGGGCACCTTGCACTATTGCTACTCCATTAGCTGTATGTCCTGTAGGAGCAACAGTCAAAGTTTGTGATCCCGTTGTGTTGTTAAAGAAAATATAATTAGACTCAACGGCAGGCACAAAAACTTTAATATCGCCTGTTAATGCTCCTGTAAATTCAATTACTTTGTTAGATGCTTCAGCATTAGGATCTGAGTTGTTTGTGCTTAAAGTTATATCTGCTGATCCTGCCACACTTTTAGCTAAAAAACCTGCATTGAAAGCATCAATAACTTTTAAATTTGTATTTGTATTATCTCCCCATGTGCTTGCATTAGCACCTGTTGCCATCAATTCTAATTTTAATCTATCTGAATAAGTTGAGGCCATATTAATCCTTACTACAAACTATTACGTTTGCCCTTTTTATATCCATACCTGGAACAGAAAGAGCAATTGAAGGTGCTCCCATTGTTCCTGTTAAATTTCCTGATCCACTGACAGGGTGAGTGTGAGAGCCACCACCTCCTGTAGATCCAGTTGAACCACCTGGTCCAATTCTTGACTGAGGACCACTATCAACATTAGGACCACCACTTATTGATTGAGAAGGGTGAGAGTGAGATGGAATTTCAGGTGTTGACAAAGTCACATCACTTGCAGATCCCCCTTCGATTGTTAAAGGAGATATATCAACTGTACCCGCTCCTGAGGTAGCTTTTGATCCTGAAAAAACTGAATTAAATAAATCTGAACCACCTGTTCCTGCAGTACCAGAAGTTATAACTCTTAGTGTTGCATTGGTTAAAGCCGCTGCAGTATTTTGAGTCCAACCTGTTGGTGCGGACGCTTGTAAAAAAACCATTTGTGTATCTGCGGGTAAGGTGCTTACTCCTGTTAGATCTCCACCTGCACCAGTAAATGAAGAGGCAACAACTTGTCCATTTGATTTTACTTGTACAGATCCACCAACCGCACCAGCACCTTTAAAACTGACAGTGCCTAATGAAGATGCAAACAAGTCAACAACTTTGTTACTTGCATTGTTGTAAGCAATAGTGTGCGCTCCTTGTTGTATTGTAATTGAGTTTGCAGTATGACCTGTTGGCGCTACCTTTAAAGTATGTGAGCCAGAGGTATTGTTAAAAAATATATAATTATTTTCTACAGCGGGAATGAATACAATAATATCTCCTGTTAAAGCACCAGTAAATTCTATAACTTTATTAGCAGCTTCTGCCGAAGGATCAGCATCTCCTGTTGTTAAAGTTATGTTAGCGGAACCTGCTACAGATTTAGCAAGAAAGCCTCCACCGAATGTATCAATAGTATTAAGATTGTTATTTGTTCTAGTGCCCCAAGTGTTGGCGTTTGCGCCACTTGCCATGAGTTCTAGTTTTAATCTATCTGAATATGTACTCATTTTTTAATAAAAACCTTTTTTTGAATATATTGAAGTTATCACGCTGCGTCAACCTCTGTCCAAGTGTTGCTCGCTCCTGTAACAACATTTGCCCATGGTGTAGAGAAGGGATCTCCAGGAACTATAGATAAATCTAATCCTGTCACATTTACTGTGGCACCACCTGTAGCTGTTTCTGTGCCTGTTGCAAAGCTTAAAGCTACAGTTGAAACACTTACAACGACACCTGTTCCAACCTCAATAGTAGGTGTTCCTAATGCAGTATTCATGGCGACACTACTTAAAGTGCCTACCTTATCTGCTGAAACACTTACTGTTCCAAGTGCAGAAGTCATGGCCACCGAAGGAGAATCTACCTGTGTAAATATGTCGATAACAGGGGTTCCGATAGCAAAATCTAATTGATCAGAAGGAGCAATGACTCCTACGTTTCCTTCTCCTGCAATACCTGAAGCTCCTGATAGGGCTGCACCTATTGTTAAACTGTCTAATGTAACTAAGGAAGTACCTGTTTCGGTCGTATCGCCTAGAGCACTTGTCATCTCTAGCCCTGTTACGGAAACTATAACACCTGATCCTACTTCTACTGCAGGAGTTCCCAACGCAGTAGACATCGTAACGCTACTGACATTGTTTATGAATTCAATGTTGGCGTTCCATTCAAAAGAACCCCATTCTGCTCTTCCCCAACCTGCATCAACAGAACCTGAGGCAGTTTCAGTTCCTGTTGTAAATGCCATAGAAAGACTTGGCAGAACAACGCCTGTGCCTTCTCCTACAGTTACTCCAGATAATTGTGTTTCAAATGTAACGGGTGTTACAGAAACAACGTGTTCAGGTTCACCTATCGCCGTACCTGTGGCTGATGTTACTTGAAGTGAATCAAGTGTGACTACAACGTCACCAACAAAGGTTTCGGTGCCTAGTGTTGTAGTTGTCGATAACCCAGTAACAGATACTGTGACCGAACTTTGTTGGCCCCAAAAGCCTTGTCCCCACGTGCCCTCATTCCAAGAATCTGCCATGGCAATTCCTTTTTATATTAAGATAGTCTTAATATAGCACTTGAAGCATCATTAGTTGGGAATGCGATTGTAAATGTACCGTTTGTTGATGTTTTAACACTTCCGAAATCAAGAACACAAATAGCTGCATTCGTATTAGCTGCAGATCTATTATAGATCAAAGCTGCTTGAGCAGAAATTGTTGCTGATGTAAAACTTGCGTTTGCAAAATCAACAAATGCTGTTGAAGCTGTTGCACTAGTTGCTGTTAAGCCAATGGTTGGACTTGTTAAAGTTATACCACCTGCTGCGTATGTTCCTGATGCGCCTACTTCGTTTGTTGCGGAATAGGCTGTTGTGTTTCCGTTTAAAGTTACTGAATTTGTATACAGAGCGAGATTAATTGTATCATTATCAATATCGTGGTCCCCTGCTAACAGCTCCTTTTTAAAGGAAGCACAGACTGCTTGGTTTATTGCCATTTTTAACTACCTCCTGGGTCTACTGATTTTAAGGGGAGTCGTAATACTCCATCACTGTACTCATCCCTACGTTTACGTCCCATCTGCTCTTGTGCAAATAACTGCAGAGCTTGTTGGAACCTCTGGTCGTATAATTGCATATCTTGTGTATTTTTCAAGTATGAATATGCTTCGGCAACTGTGCCGTAAATTAAAACCTCTGGTGCGTTATTAGATAAAAATGTTGTAGTGGTCGTTGTGCCCGAACCATTGCCTAATCTTTGTGGAGTTTCGTCGTACCACATTTCTACTGTATAGGCCACATTAGGAGTAGGCGCCACAATCAAAGTTGTTGCGTCCCAGTTTCCCCAATACTTTGGCTTGCCTGTAAAATTTGTATCAGTTGTGGATCTTTCGGGAGAATATTCATCCATAAACGTAGCATCTCTTTGTTCAATCCAAGTTCTAGTTCCGTCAGTTTCTACTAATTGTAGTCCTCTAGCAAATCTAAATCCACCTTCGGGCCCGGATACATCTAAGAAAGCATTGTTGGCTTCAAAGGTTGTAGTAGCGTATCTTCTCTGATCATCACTATCAACTTCTCTTGCAATTTTATTTTCTACATTTGTGATAAAAACATTAATAACTGTGTTTGTTAAAACATCAGATGTTACTTCGGTATAATTTCTTACATTGTCTAAAAGTTCAGAATAATTCATGATATCACCACGGCCACTGTACCAACTGCTGACGATATTATCAAGTCATCTCTAATAGGTGCAGGTTGCATACCAACACTTTGAAAAGGAGTGCTATTTGGAAATCCAACAGGAACAACTATTGGTTCAATTCTATCTGGTCTAGGATTTTGTAAAGCCTCTGGATCGGGTCTTGAGTATGGAGGATCGAGTTGTGGATGTTTTGGTTCATAACACTCTGGGCAAACCATGAGTCCGTTCCATTCCTTTCTTATATCTAAATAAGGATATTGATAACCACATCTATCACAAATTGCTTGTGACTGTTTTCCAACTGCAAAAGCCATAATTAAGTCCTAAAAAAATTTTGAGGCACTAAATGCACTGAAGTTCTTTGACCATCTTCTGTTAATGCTCTTTGTAATTCGTCTTCATAATAAAGTTTCATTTCTTGAACTCTTCCGGGATTATGTTTTTGAGATAGATAAAAAGATAAACCAGAAACCATGCAAGGCAAAAATCTGTAAGGAGCGTCAGGAGTAGCTGTATATTTTCCTGCATCTTCAATCCTTGCAACATAATAATAATTAATTTGTGTGTCTGTCACATTAGGAGTTAGATATAAATTAATTTCAACGTTAGATAAATTTCTTCTGACATAATATTGAGAAGGTGTTCCTTGTGATGATTTATTTGGTATTGCTTGATACTCTGATCTTGAAATTTTAGTCATAGTAGTATCTGTACTGCCATTTCTAAAAACTGCTTCTAAGACATCACTTGTGTTTGCAGGTGCAGTATAAGTTGTTGTCCCTGCAGTTAAATTTTGAGTATGATTAGTAACTTTCCAAAGATGAACTCCTCTATTGCCCCATTCAGATAACAACAGATTTAAACTTCTTCTAGCTGATTTAATATCATAGCCTGTTCTGACTTGTCTACCAATCCTCTCGAAAGATTCTTCGATAATCTCGTCAATATCTAAATTAAAATCTGTTGTACCTGATGTAGCCATTATTTTTTCTTCATCATCATTCCGCCGCCACGCTTCTTCATGACTTGCTTCTTCTTGGCCATCATTCCGCCGCCAGCTTTTTTCTTAACTTGCTTCTTCTTGGCCATTCCTCCGCCTCTTTTTTTGATTACTTGCTTTTTTTTCATCATGACAATTACCTCTTCTTATTAAGTTTTTCATACGTACGTTGCCTTTCAGCTACCACTTCTTCATAGTAGTCTTTAGGCCATTTCTCATAATAGCCTATCTTATGTAGTTTGCAACTTGCATCATAGAGTTGTTTAAACTTTTGTATAAGCATCATGGAATATTCTAAATCTGAATGTTCTACAGGTTCCTCTGTGGGATCGCATAAAAACTCTTGTTCATTAGGGTCAGCAGGAGTTTCGGGGTGAAATCCCATAAAATATACATCTTTTCTGTTGTAGGTTTTATTGTAGAAATCTATCTTGTCTTGAAACTGTTCGGGAGAGTATTGTTCAAAAAAAGGGTCACAATAAATAATTATATCGTGTTGTTTTTTATTCCAAGATTTAATAACTGAAGTTAATTGTTTTTCGTATTTAGATTTGTCCATGCGAACTTCTATTCGTAGTTTATTATCTCTTCTCCATTTAGCGGCAAATGGACAGGCAGGGAAACCTATGTGTTTGTTAACTGGTTCTAAGACAGTCTTAGACCAATTAACTACATCAAGTTTTATTTTTTCTGCTTGTTTTTTTCTTGACAAATGTTCTTGCTCTTGAGGGTGTAGGCCCTGTATTTGATTTAGCTTGTTTTCTTCTAACGGCTCCTGCTTTTTGTCCTTTAGACATGGCCCTTGCTTTTGCTATTGGGACGCACTTGGGGTAGTTTTTTCTTTTTTCTCCGCCACTTCTACCACATTTAGGATAAGAACCATCAGATTTTTTATTGGCTATATCTACCCAATTTTCTTTTACCCAAGATCTAAGTCCTTTTTTTGCCATGTTGTTTCCTTATACTATTTTTACC